GTGGCAAGTTGCGCCTGTGTCGGGTTGGTGGTGCCGACGGTCCACTTAGCGCCGACCGGGTGGTAGCAGTAGTGCAGGTCGATCGACATGGCATCACTCTTGGCGAGGATGTCACGGTCGGTTTCGGTCCGCAGTGCCAGCTGCTCACCGGAGGCGATAGCGCCTTGGGTGAAGAAGTACACCGGATAGTTGGTGCTGGTCGGGGCAAGGTCGTCGGAGACGATGACGCGCAGACCCATATAGGTCGGCACCACGACTTCACCGTAGGCGTTCTGGATGCTGCCAGCAATGACCGGGGCAATGCCGGTAGTGGCAACAGTGCCGCCGCCGCGGGCTTCGGTGTTGGTGACATAATCAATGGCCTTGCGCTCCACCAGGTCGTAGTAAACGGCTGAATGAAGCGCAACAGCAGCGAGCTTGTCGCCTTGATCACCCAGCAGGCTGCGGGCCTTGGCCACCTGACGGGGACCCAGTGCCGTCATGCCGCTGGTGTCGAAGCGCAGCGCCGAGAAGGCCGGGCTATCGGAGCCGGTGAGGCTGCCGAACACACCTTCAAGGCACTTGATCAGGTCCTTCTGCCGTTGGTTGGCGACATAATCTGCCACCTTGGCGCCGATGGCAGCCATAGGGTCAGCGCCAGCAGCAAGTGCCGCAAGGTCGCGTGATTCCCATGCCTTGCCGCGATGCACGATCACGCCGACTTGCTTGTCAGCGGTGATCTTGCCAGGCGTCAGGCTGGTGCTGTCGGTCAGCACCTCGAAGTCACCGGTCAGGTTGGCCTTCCAGAAAGGCACATTGACGTAATCACCGCCTTCGGTGGCGTTCAGCTCCGCCATCGGCTGCACCACGCCGGATGCCAGGAAGGCATCGCGTTGAGTGGTGGCTTCGATGACGTACGGAGTGAAAACCTCGGGGATGATCACATCAGAGCGAAGTGTCGCCATGATGATTCCTCAGATAAAGAGATTGATGGTGGTGCGGGCGCAGCCCAGTATCACCAGCGCAGCCGGTTGTGATTATGTTAGCGACCCGCTGCAGCTTTGAGCCGATCGTACAAGTCACGATCGGTACGATAGAGCCTTGATTGTTCGGTCAGGTTGAATGATTCCGGCGCAAATGGATTCTTGATGCCGATCGTTGCGGTGGCGCTACCGCCAGCTGGTGCGCCGCCGCCTTGCGGTCGTGGTTGCTTCTGCATCCATGCCGGCAGGGTCTTGGCCCATTCGCTGACCGGTTTGCGCTCGTAGCCATCAACCACGACGACGGTGCCATCCGGGTCGCGTTCGATTGATTCTGGCTTCAGCTTGGTCTTCAGCACCAGATCAGGATCATGCACGATGTCGGCCAATGCCGTCACGGCTGGAGCGATGAGTTCAAGCTCCCGAACGCGGATTTCAAGGTCAGCAATGCGCTGGTCCTTCTGCGCCGTCGCCTCACGGAACTGCTGCTCCAAAGCCTGCCGGGCTTCTTGGTATTTTCCTTGGGCTTCAAGTTCAGATTGCTCGGCGCGGCGCTTGAACTCAAGGAGCTCGTTGACATCGACACCATCCGGCAGCTTGGTTTTCTTTGCAGCGCGCAGTTCAGCGATCAGCTCTTGATTCTTGCGCTCCAATGCCTCGACACTGCGTTGCAGTGCTTCGGTATTGTCACCCCCGGTAGCCGCAGGCTCCTGGGTGTTGAGTTCATCGGACATTGATAACCCGCAGGGTCAGTTACTGTTGCAGTGTATCGGAGCAGGCATGGAGATCATCAAGCAGAACCCAGACGGGCTTGGATCACGCGATCTACGGCATGTACTGTCGAACGTAATCGACATCGACGAAGATGGCAATGAAGTGCTGACTTTTGCTGCTGTCGGCAACCTGCATCTGTCAAGAGTGGTCGCCATCGCCCGTGATGAGGATGGCGACCTGCTGCTGATCACCGACCACGCGCAGGCGGTGATGGAACAACTCGGCAGCTGGGATGATTTCGTGGCAGATTGATCAGGCCTTACGGCGACGACCGGTGCTGCGCTTGGATTCCATCCGCCGCACCTTGGCTTGTGCAGATTGATAAGCCTTGACGTTGGCGCGGATGTTCTTGGCGCCGGCATCTGTGCGCTTGCCAAGGCCTCGTGCGCTGGTGCGACCACCGGCCAGCATCTTGGCTTCACGGGCCTTGCTGGTGGCAGCCTTGTAAGCAGCCTTAGCCCTACGACCTGCCGCTACTTGATTCTTCATGCCAGCGGCTTTCTTCTTCCCGCCGCCGCCAGACTTCTTCCCGCCTCCACCTTTCTTTCCGCCTCCACCTCCACCGCCGGAGAACCGACCGCGTGAGTCCCTGGAGTAGGTCCGTGCCATGGTGACTACCGTAACTGAACTAAGTCTAGTCTCACCACTTTGTGCGATCTGCCCAATATGCAGCCGACATCTTGCCTTTGGCTATGTTGGCGGCATGGCGCGCCTTGAATGATGCCCGTCTGGTTTTGGCTGCTGCCGATTCTCCTGTTCGCGCTGGTGAGCCTGATACGCCCTGCTGACCGAACCTGATCAGCTTGATGGTATCGCCTTCCTTGGCGAGTACCGCATGAGACTTCTTCGGGTGTGATGGTGTCCGCTTCGGCTTGTTGTAGCCGTCGAACTGTTCGCCGCGGTAGGTGATGCTCATGATCCCTTCAACCGTCGTTGGCGAGTTGTGCGCGAAGGGTTGACTCGTGCTTTTGGTGCTGACTGTCCTATGGCTTGATTCACTTCACGGAAGTATCGCGCATCGGATTTAGCCAGCTCGCGCAATGTGCCCCGAAGCGCATCGCTGACACGTCGATTGGTAGTGCCGGCGCCAGCGGTCGAGGTGGGCCTTGTCGCTGCTGCGCCGCGCTTGACATTGCGCCTGATGATGCGCATCCCCGCGACATTGCCGCCGAGTGAATAAACTCGCTGCTGTTCAGCCTTGTAGAGCGCCCTTTGGCCGCGCTTCAAGGCTCTTGTCATGCTGCCGCCTTTTGGTGCAGGAGCTGGCGGCCTTGATCGACGAATCACGCCGCCACTGCCGCCACTGCCGCCGGCAAACCGACCTTTAGAGTCTCGAACGAAATTACGAACGCCCATCACTTCCTCTTGCGTGGCTTGGCGGCTTCAGATAGAGCAATGGCTATGGCCTGCTTCCGGCTTGTCACCTTGCCGCCCTTGCCGGGGCCTGGCTTGCCGGTGCGTAGTGTTCCCCGCTTGTACTCGCCCATCACCTTCCCTACCTTGTCCTTCTTCTTCGCCATCACCGATCGAGCAACCTTGCGTCAATGCTAAGCCGGAGCGGGTGTACCAAGCGCCAGAGCCGTCAGGTTGCTCGACATACCGGCACTCGACACCATCATGCACGATGAACTCAGACGCCTTGCGGCCATCGGCGTAGGTGTACTTAAGGTTCGGCAGGTCCATATCGCTTGCGGAGCTGCGCCAAGGTTAGCTCTGAGCCATCATCACGCACCAGCTTGGCGATAGCGGTTTGCGGACCGTGCTGTTGAGATAACCTGCGGAAGTATGCCGCCTTGCCGGTGCCGAGGATCTCGGCCTGCTCGGCCTGTGATTGCTTGGCCAGCCATTCGCCGTAGGTCGTGCCTGTTGGCACCATGCCGCCTGCTGCTGCCCGCTTCCCTTCCGGTGGTGGTGGGAAGCCAAGGGCCTCGTAGTCGATCACCGGCACCGTCGTACTGCGGCAGTTGAAGTGCTGCGGTGGTTTCGGGCCGCGGCCATACTCAAACTCCCGTCCATCCAGCGCCCGGCAGATTGAGCTGGTGCGGCTGTCTAGCGTCGCGACGTAACGGTACTTCTTCGTAATGTCCTGGTTGGCCTCGTAGACCTGCTGACTGGCGGCATTAGCGACCTGGTTGATGCTGGTGCGCACCAGCGCCATGACCTGATTGTTGGCGACAGCAGTGGATTGGCCGCCGCCAGCAATGATGCCCTTGATCGGTCGGGCTTCATTGAACTGCAGGTTGCCGATGAGTCTGCTGGCGATCGATGGCGTCGTCTCACCGCTCAACAGGCCATTGCGCACCACCTGCGAGAACTGCTCAGCCTGGCTGGTGGCGATGCCACGGAATGCCTTCTCGACTACCTCGCCATTGGGTAGCGTGATCGTCGCGCCACGGGCGGCAGTGAGGCTATAGGTGCCGGTGCCGGCTTGTGTCGCCAGCGCCTCTGGGCCATAGGCTGCCTTGAATAGGTCATCGCTCAAGGTGACCACATTCAGCTGCGTCGGGTCAGTGGTGACGACCGATTGCGCAAACTGCGGGCTGATCTCAACGGTATTGACAGCACTCCTTGCGCCAGCTGGTAAGGCGCGGCGGAGCTGATCGGTGACGAACTCAGATTGCAGCTGGGCGATGCCTTGCAGCTCGATGGCGGTTACTTCCGTGCTGCTGCCAGCCCATGTGCCGAGGCTGTCGCGCAGCTGCGCCAGGATGCCGCGGAGCCGTGCGGCCTTTACCGGTGCTGCAAGCTCATCAATGGTGCGCAGCTGGTTGACCGCATCGATGATGATGTCGTTGTAGCTGTTGATGATGCGCCGCGCCACGCTATTGCTGTAGCGGTTCAGATCAATCGCATTGCGGTACAGGACCGCCGGGGTGCTCATTGAAGGATGCCCAGATCCTCTGGGTTATATGTCGATCGGATGCTGACATTAGCGCCGTTCTGCATCGAATGGCTAACCAGCTCAGTGAATGCGGCGTAACCATCCTTGCCGTCTTCCATGATGATCTGTTCATCAACTTCCTTCGGCTTGCCGTCTTCGTACCAGCTGACGCGCACAATCGCCAGGATGTCATCCGGCAGGTTGCAGACGTGGTAGTCAAGCGTCTGCCGTCGTGGTTGCTTGGGTTCAATCATGATCATCAGATCGACGAGACGATCGGTCACCCAATCAAGCAGCCGGTATGTCAATGTCCTCACCATCGTTGGCCTCCATTTCAGAATCGACGTCAAAGTCATCACTGAAGACCTCGCCATCAGCAAGTTCCTTCAGCAGGGTTTCCTTGCCGATCACCTGCGCGGTGTAGAGCTCCCGCAGCTCCTTGATGTCAGCAGGTTCCAGCCTGGCGCCAACGAAGTCGCGGTTGACCGTGCTACTGCCAGCGGTGTTGCCTTGACCGAGGTATTGCGCATGGTATTGCAGGCAGTTGTCGATCATGTCCTGCACGTTCTGCGCGATGACCATCATCGTGCTATCACCTTGACTGCGGTCGATGCGCTTCGCCTCGGCGGTTTCGGCTGACAGCTTCTGCCCTAGCACTGCCGACAGACCCAGCTCATTGATCTGCATGGCGATCCCTTCGAGCCGCTTGAATTGCGCCTCAAAGCTGCGACCTGCAGGCTCGATGTACTCGGCGCGGCCTTCGGCTGGAAAGGCGATCGCTTCACCGGGTCCGGCGGAGACCTCCTCGGCGCTGCTCGGGAAGCCGTAAAACGCCAGCATCGGCACGGCGCTGATGTGCAGCTGGTTGTCGAGGTCAGACTGCACCTGATACGCTTTCAGGTTGAGCTCGGCGATATCCTCCAGCGGAGGCCGTGACTCCATGAAGCCCAGCCGGTTGGCATAGGCGACGCTGAACGGGATCTCGCTGATGGTGGTGGTGCCTTCATCAACGACCTCAAAGTCGCCGGTGTCCTTCTTCTGATGCAGCTGGTACTGACCAGGCGTCAACACACGGATCTGATCGACTACCTTCTCGCCGTAGGTGCCATCAGGGATCGTGACGGTTTCAGCAAGGCGCAGCATGGTCAACTGCTGCTGGCCTTCCTTGGTCTCTGATCGCCAGCCGAGGATATGCCGTGGTGTGTAGGTGCACCAGTACGGGCGACCGCCATCAGATGGTGCATCAACGAGCACACCGATGTGGCCATAACGGACCATCTTGCGCGTGGTCTCATAAGTCCAGACATTCAGGTCATTGCCCTGCATGTCAACATCAAACAGCTGCTCGCGGATGGCATCGCTGGTGTCATTGAGCCGCACCGGCTTGCGGGTCAACATGCCCGCCAGCATCCGCTCCAATCGCTGGTAGTACGGCGGGCAGACGCTACGGGCCAGACGGTTGTCGTAGCTTTCGTCCTGCTCGCGGGGCTCCTGCGGCAGGTAGCGGCGATGCTTGCGCCTCATGCCGTAGGTGCCCTGCATCAGATCCTCAATCAGGATCCAATGCGGCTCCATCGCATACCACGCTGCAGCCGCATCATTGACCGCCGTGACAGGCCGTTGCGATTGCGGACGGTCGTAGTAGTTGAAGCCGGTGTACATGGTCAGTACAAGCGAATACCAGTGCCGCGACCGGCGGAGGCATGAAGCGGGTTGAACTCACGCCATACCAGGTAGCCGAGTGCATCGTTCATGTGATCGAAGCCGGCATCCTTGTCAGGGTCTCCCTTGTCAGTGTAGGACTGCAGCTCCAAGCATTCGATCAGCCGCTGGCAGGACTGATGCACCTGCAGCCTGATCTCACCTTTGCCGTTCTCCAGCAATGCCTGCACTGCCGCGATGCGATCACGCACCGGTGGGTTGGCCTTGGGTGATTGGTTGCTGAAGCCATAGGACTCCAGGATCTGAATGTCGGTCTGGGTGGCGTTGGTGCTACGGCTGCTGCCGCTGGCGTCTGGGTAGATGTAGACGCGATGGGTTGGGTACCGCCGGCGGATCTCCTGCGCCAGCGCATCGGTGTCATGCGCGCCGCTGATTTCATCGACGACCGTCAGGCGCTTGGCATCACGGATCGCGATCACGGCGCTC